CTCAACCTGGCGCAGCTTCGCCACAATCTCCTCGGGCGTGTGGGCCTTCTTCCTCGCCATCCCCGAACCTCCCCCCGCAGTCGCCAGGCTACATCACCGGCGGACCACTTCTACGGGGGCAGGCCAATACCAGGAAGGCAGCGTCGTCGCCCAACCCAGGATCACACCGTCCGGCAGGTTCGGGTGAACCATGATCTGAGCTTTCATGCCGCCATACGGGTTGCCGATCGGGCTGAAGTAGGCGTTGATCGATCCGCCGGCTTTCAGCTCGATTGCATCGCTGTTGGCATCTTTGTTGATATGCAGCAGCGGGGCCGAGTTGTTGTTCAGGATCTTCGTGTAGATCGCGTCCGCCGTGTTGGCGCTCATCATCAGATGATCAACGCTCGATCGGGTCGCATTCCACATGCCCTTAAACATGTTCTTGATCTCGACGATACCACCGGCGCCATCCGGGGTCAGGCTGGTCGGACCACCGGCAGCCGAGCACGGCATGGAGTAGAAGTAGGCGTTGTTGCCAGGGATAAGAGCGGCGGTGGCCAGGCCGTCGAACGAAGCGACCGGGTTAGGACCGTTGCCCGAGCCATCGTTGTAGCTGCAGTCAGCCGTGATGTAGTCGGCCGTCTGACGGGTGCCCGTGACGAAGGTGTCGAGGCGCAGATAGTTAACCGTGGTGATCGCCTGCAGGTACATGTTGTTCGGCGCGCCGGTCGTCCCGACGTACCAGGCATAGCCCATGGCGCCCTGCACGTTCGGAACGTAGGCAACCAGAGACTGGCCATTACTGACAGCCTGGGCCGAGCTGATCGGCGAGCGGTTGGACGAACCACCGTTGATCGAGAAGTTCTTGCGATCGTTGCCGTTGACCGTGACGTTCTGGATCAGGCCACCAGCCACGCTGGAGTTGCCCATGCCTTCGAAAGTCAGGCCGACAGCGCAGACATAGTAGTTGCCACCAGCGATCGGCGAGCTGGATGGGTTGTTCGCAGCGACAGTGGTCGTCAGGGCGGACGGGGTGCCTAGGCGAAGGTTGCGGCTGCCACCCAGCAGAGTGGACTCTTCTTTCAGCCACAGCGATTCCATGGTCAGCACGCGGTCACGCGCTTCGACATCCATGAAGCCTTTTGAGCCGCGCACGGCTTCATCCGTGGTGAAACCTTCCTCGCCCATCGTCACGTATTTGGCGCTGGCGTCGGTCGTCTTGATGTTCTTGGTCGCGCTACGGCCGCCTTCTGGAACAATGGCGATGTTCGAAACGCCCGAGCCAACGATACCAGTCAGGACCTTCCAATTCAGAGCGATACCAGGCGCATTGCGGGCCGTCCGTGGCAGCATGTCGCGGACAGGCGTCAAGAACGGAATGTGTTCCAGCGCTGGCGAGCGCAGATCATAAGCGTTCAGTCCAAGGGACTGGGTGATGCCAGCCTTGTTCAGGTCGCCGCCTTCGCCTTTTTGGTTGGGATCGACTTTATTCGGATTGTCGAGGCTCTTACGCATTGCCTCAATGGCTTCGTTTTTGATCTTACGCATCTTGGACAGTCTCCATTAGGGGGCTTAAATGAGGGGGGATTTAAAGGGAGGGTTTTACTGGCGATCTTTGCGCATCTGAGTACGGGCCTCGTCCGGGGACAGACCGTTGTATTTGCGCATATCGATCTGGACGGGCTTCGCCGGTTCTTCCGAACCGTTCTGACCATTCAGAAGGGCGGTATACTTGACGCCTTTCGCCAATCCGGGTTGGGCTTCAAGATGCTCAATGCGCTTCGCCAGTTCCTCATTCCGCTTAGTCGCTTCGTCGTTCGCGGCTTTAAGAGTGGCGATGCCTTTGGTCATTTCCTCGATGCCGTCCGCCAGTTTGGCGACGACTTCGTCATGTTGTTTTTGCAGGTCGGCCTTTTCCGCCTTGGCTGCTTCGACCTCTGCCTTTGGATCGGCAGGTGCCGGGAAGGTAAGGTCTTTCAGGATCTCGTCATCGCCCGTGAACTTGCGCAGAGCGGCGACGTGGGCCTCCGTGAGACCCTCCGCTTTGGCGGCAGCGTCCGCGTCGACCGTGATATCGGCCACGCCCTGCTCCACCAGCGCCTTCAGAAAAGCGCACAGGCTGGCCAGGATGGCCTTCAAATCGGTCGGCAGGCTTGCCGTCTCGGCATCATGGAAAAGGGCGTCCATGGCCAAATTCGACTGCAGCCAGTCCAGGCTGTAGATGACGTCCACGATCATCGGCAGGTCGCAAAGCTGCTTGCTCAGCCCCGCGTCGAGAACAGCCTTGATTACCGCCTTGGCATCGGCTTCGGTGATGATCTTGCCATCTTCGCCCTTGGCCGCTTCTGCCTGCTCGGCTTTCGAGACGTCCGTCTGCTCAGGCGCATCGCCCTTGGCGGTCAGGACCTCGATGCCTTTCTGAAGTGCGTCCAGCGCGCGATCGGCAGGCGTGCTGTCCGCTTTATCCAGAGCCGCATTGTGGTCAACGGCTTCCTGTTCCGATTTGAAGAATGTCCCGTCCTTGGCTTTGAACCCAGCCTCGACTTCCGGCTCGGCAACTTGAAACTTGCGCATCTCAGAGGTGCCGTCCGCCTTGACGTATTCAAACTTGGCGGTCGGAATGCAAGGGCGATCAACGATCGAGATTTCTTTAAGGATCGGGGTGTAGCGCGTCAGCTTGGGATTTTCTGCGTCGGGCCAGCACTTCGCATATGCGCCGCCGATGGAAAAGCCGCTGTAGCAGCCGCCATCCACTTTATTCCATTCATTGTCGTCGATGATGTGGGCTTTGCCCATAATCGTCTTGCTGTTCGGATCGAAGGTGATTTCCTTCAAAACACCGGCGACGATATTGCCATGCTGAGCGCGGATATTGCCGAGGCTTTTCCCGCCGGTGGCTGCTTCGACTTCAGCGGACCATGCTTTAAACGCCGGGACGGCGGTTTCAAAATCCATGATTTCACGGGCATGGTCAGGCGTTTCGGCAGCGAGAATGCCCCAAACCATGCGTTGGGCTGCGTCTGCTTTGGTCAGACGCATGAATGCGTTAAGTTTTTCCATGTAGATCCTCGGAATTGAAAAAGGCCCCAGAACGGGGCCTTGTGTTGGCGAGAATTAAATCAGTCAGTCTTCGAAAACGGCGATGGTCGTGCAGCTGCAGCGCGGATGCTGGGGCGTCGTCATTGCCCCGCTCGGAAACAGATCGTTGATGCCGATCGGGCCGGCGTCCGCATTGACCTTGCAGATGTCGCAAGCCAGTGGATCGTCGAGCCATTGCTTCTTGACCTTCAGGCCAAGCTGATTGGCGGCGCGGTAGCCGTCGAGCGATCCCTGACCGCTGGCAAAGGCGGCCTCGGTGTTGGCGATCAGCTTGGCCCGGTCGGCGGAGAAAGCGTATGTGCCGGATATCTGGCTGGCGATCTGGGTGAGATCGTCGCCGGCGGCCGTGCGGGTGGCGATCAGCGCGCGGAGCTGGTCGCGAGTGGTCTCCTCGATCTGGGTCACCAGTTCAGCGGCGTGCTGGCTGGCCCAGGCGACTGCATCCTGGTTCACCTGGCCGAACAGGCTGGTGTTGACCAGGGCGATACCGGCATCGGCCAGAGTGGCTTCGGTCGCCTCCAGCGCGGCATCACTGAGCGCGCCGGAGATCGCCTTTATGTCGTTGATGTCCAGCAGGCTTAGCTGGTCGACAACCTCTCCGGCGCGCTTCCTGGCGGCTTCTTTCTCATCTTCGTCTGCCTTACCCATGACATGCATGCCGCGCAGCTGCGCCGCCGTATGCTGGGCCGTGTGATGCAAGGCGGTGAGTACCCGCTTATGGATAGCTGTGACCGCAGCCTTGGCCTTCGGCTTGGCCAATGGATCTGAATACTTTTTTCCGAGGGCCTTCTCCGGCTCGCCCTCCTCGTCGTCATACACCGGATCTGGACTGTTAGCCAAGTCAGTGGCCGCATTTGATCCCGCGACCGCGGCGTCGTCCTGGGCGTCCAGCGCCTCCTCCGAGGGGAGAGCCACAAAGCCGGCCCCGGTGATGATGCCTGGCCGGCTGGCGGCGCCGCCGAAGGGATCTCGCCCGATATCGGCGCGCGCCTCGTCGATGGTGATGATGCCGCCGGTGACGTCGCTCTTGCGGATCTGCGCCGCGACCAGCGGATCCTGCTCGGCGTCGCTTTTCCAGGCAAATTCGATGTCGTCGTATCCGAAGTCATGGAAGATGACCCGGTCCATGAGGCTCTTGATATGCGCCTGCAAGGGGCCGAGGCCTTCCTCAAGTGCGGCCTGCTTTGCAGTTTCCGCCGTCGCGCGATTGACCTGCTGGACGAACGGGGTCGGCGAGATCGAGAATGCGAAGCAGATGATTCTGGCGAGCCACTCGTCGAACTGGTCCTTGAGGGCCGCATCGACGATCGGCTGGAACGATCCCGGCTTGCCGGGGAGAAACGCGGCCTGCTGGCGCGCCGCCGTATTGCCGGTGGTCAGCGCGTTCCACCAGTCCCGCAGCGCCGCCATCTGCTCGGCGGAGACCGAAGGGTCAATCCAGAAGATGCCCTTATTCAGGTTGCCGTCGGTGTAGTGGCTGAGCTGCGTCTGGGCGCGCTCAATGGCGGTCCGGACGGTGGTGTAGATCCATTGCACCGGGCTCAGCCCGTAGATGTCGCGCGTGCTGACGTTGCGCGGCGCGTAGATCATCTCGTCGGTCGTGAAATTGCCGACGATGGAGCCCTTGTAAAACTGCTGGAATGCCGGATTGGGCGGCGGCGGCAAGCGACCTGTGGGATCGGCCTTCAGGGTGATACTGTCACCTGGAATGAGGTCGAGAGAGTAAAGGCGGCCTTTGAGATCGCGGACCTTCTCGATGGCGACGGCGTCGGTGACGAAGAGATCGTCCAGCAACGCACGGAGCCAGCGATTCCAGTCTAGATTCTTGTCCGGATAGCGCAGGAAGTTCTGCACTTCCTTGATCCGGGGATCGTCCGGCCGGACCTTGGTGTCCTCGCGCGGCTTGATCTGCCACGGCATGGATTCAAGCTGGTCCTTGCGGCGCTCGATGATAATGCGCAGCAGGTCACAGTTCTCGACGAGCTGCCAGCATTCTGCATGGCTCACCCGGCTTTTCGGCCGGGGGGCCATCTGCATGTTGAAGCCGACCGGCATGTCCCAGGCGAAGGGTTTGGTTCCCTTGGGAGCATTGGGGGTCAGAGGCTGTCCCGGCGAGAGCCAGGAACTCGGCTTTACCTCTGTGATGACATAGCGCGCAGCTTCGACAACGCGCGTGGCAATGCCGGGGCCTTCCCCATTTTTGCCGCGCGCCATGTCGGTGTTAGCTCACGCGGACGGAGTTGATCTTGGCGAAGGTCGCGCTCGCAGCGGTTTCAGTCAGGACCGTTTCAAGCTGGAGCAGAACCTTGTCACCAGGGTTCAGGGTCGTGCCGGTGACGGTGAAGGCGATGTCGGCCCCGCCAGAGGTGATAGCGGTTGCAGCGCCTGGACCGATATCAGCGCCGGCCGTGCCGTCTGCTGCGATACGGAAGGCTTTGACCTGTGCCGTCTTCACGGACAGCGTGCCGGCGCCAGAGGTCGCGGCGTTAACCGTGACGGTCAGGTTTTGGCCGGCGACATAGTTGCTCGGCAGGATGTACTCGAACACCGCGTCGTCGGTTTTGCTGTTGTTGTTGGCGGCTTCCGAGACCAGGTTGAAGTTTGCACCCAGCGTGACGCCGAAGCCGAACTTGCCGGCGGAGGCTGCAGCCGAGAGGGCCGAGCCGTCCGTGTTTTTGAACTCGGACAGACGCAGCGTGGTGGCGTAAAGGCCGTTCGCGCCTTGTGCCTGGCTGGATGCCGCGAAAGAGCAGCCGTCGAGCAGCATCTCGTTCACGTCGACCGACTGGACGCCGACGACGTTGCCTTGTTTCAGATTGCCGTTGCTGTCCGCCGTGTAGGTATTGCCGCTACGCGGTTTGTAGGTCTGGCCGACCGTGCCTTTCATATTCGCCATTGCTGATTTCCTCTAATGGGTTTGGGTTATTCGGCCTTCGCTTTGGCCTTGGAATTCTTCTGTTCTGCTTTTGGCGCTGGTTCGGCAGCCGGAGCCGAGGCAGGGTCAGGTGTCGTGGCGGGCTCGGGCAGCAGCGCGGGCTGTTCGGCGAGTGGGGCTTCCGGTTCCGGCGCAGCAGGCAGCGGGGCGTCGAGCTCGTCCTGCGTCGCCTCGCGCGCGATCTGGTGAGTGGCGTCAGCCAGCAGTGCGTTGGCATGATCCAGCGGGACATCGCGCAGGATGCCGTTGCCATCGGAATGGTGGATCCGGCCCTCGAAGTAGAGGCCATGGCTGACAAGCAGCTTGAGGTGTTTGACGGGGCCAACAGTCGTGGTGACGGCACCCTGTTCCTGCAGAGCTAGGATGTCGCCGGTTTCGACGTTGGTGATCAGGCCATCGGCGTCTGCGGTATAGGCGCGGCCGTGCAGGCCCGTCAGCGCGGCGCTTGGCTGCGTTTTCATGTAAATCATTGCTGTGCTTTCTGGTCGCTGAGGAACTGGAAGAAGCCGGCGTTCGGGCCGGTCACGACGCCGAGCATGTCGGAGATGGCGTCGCACATCGGGTCGATCTGGTCGTCGTGTGCGTGGCTGTCGTCAGCGGTGAATGCTTCGCACTCAGCGATGAAGTCGTTGGCCCATGCCGCTGACATCGGTAAGCAGACACATCCAGCTTCGATGTAGGCGGTGACATCCATGACGCGAGTCAGTTTGTCTTTGTGCCGCTCGATCCCGACGATCGGTATCGACGGCTGTCCGCTTCCGCCGCGTTTCAAATCCTGAATCAGGCCGGTGCCGCTTGCCTTGTCTTCGACTTTCATCTGCCTGAGGACGCCTGCTGCTTCCGGCAAGCCCTTTTGCTTAATCCAGAAATCGATGGCTGCCCGCTTAAGGTCTGGCGCTTCCCATTTCCCCCGGATCATGTCGAGGAGGTAGATTTTACCGTCCTCGCCCTTGCCCCAGCACTCGAAGACGCTGTAGTCGTTGCGCTCACCCGTCTTCTGGGCGGTATCGGCGTAGATCGTGCGATGGACGATCTTCGGGATCGGCCCGCGCTGGAACCATGAGCCGCGAATCAGATTGCCGCCAAGAGCAACGGGGCTTTGCTGGTACTGGCTGGCGAAGACGAACCGGCTGATCCGGTTTCCTTCTTTGTCGGAAGCTGCGCCGCGCTCCATGTCGATGAGCTCGGACAGGTCCTCTTTGGCCTGCCAGTACGAGAACCGGCCGTGTTCGTCACGGGTGCTGGTGTCGCAGCACTCGAGTAGATCGTGGCCGTAGCTTTGCAGCTTGGCCTCGTCGAGCAGGGCAGGGATCTCGACGAAATGCCAGACGCCCGGCAGGTTCCCCGCCTTGATGAAGGCCGATGGATCGTCCTCAGCGAGGCGCTGCATGATGACGATGACCGGCGTGTCCGGCCGCATCTTCCTCGACTTGACGGTCGAAATCAGGCGGCGATTGGCCTCGGCCTTGGCGGGCTTGCTGAAGGCATCGTCGGCTTTCAGCGGATCGTCGATGATAATCGCGCCGTTGAAGCCGTCGGACATGTGGCCAGCCCGGAAGCCGGTGATCTGGCCGCCCAGTGGCACGGCGTAAACACCGCCGAGCTTGCGGCCGTCTTCGTCGATGACGTTCCAGCGCTGCTTCGACTTGGCGTCGTTGGCGATCGAGATCGGCCACATGCTTTGGAACTCGTCGGACTGAACGAGATCACGGGCCGTTTCCGAGTTCAGCAGGACCAGCGTTTCGCCGGATGAGATATGCAGGAAACGCGAGCGCGGATTGAGCGCAAGGCCGCGGGCGATCAGATTTATAACGACGCACTCGGTTTTGCCTGAACCGGGCGGGACGTTGATGACGACGTTTTTAAGCTCGCCGTCTATAATTCTTTGCACCGTCCTGGCGACGACATAATGGTGCCAGTTGACAATGAACTTGAAGCCGTTGCGCTGTTTGAAAAAGAACCGGGTAAAATAGAGGTGGTCAAGCTCGCACTTTAGTTTGACGATTTCCCGATACTGCGGATTGTCGAGATTCACACATCCTGCTCGGCTTGCTCTATCATGGTTTTAAGTTCTTCGCGGCTTAAAGTCGCGCTTGCGGTTGTAATTGCTCCGCCGTTAGGGCCGGCCAATTCAATGTCCTGTTTGTCGCGCCAAGCTTCGGGATGGCGGTTCTTCAGCCAGAACATGGCGGCTGTGGTATCAGGCGGCGCCGCCTTCTTGACCGGGACAGTGACGATCTTCTCTTCGGTCTTAATCTTTTTGCCCGTATCGTCGAAGAACTCTTCCTTCACCTTGAAGGCTGCTTCTTCGGTCCATTCGGCGCCTTCGGCCCGGTTAAAAAGCTTGCTGGCAATGTGCATGTCAGCCACCTTCTTGCCGCGCCGCAGGGCATCAGCAAATTCCGGATGCTCGAGCTTCCAGTTATTGATCGTGGCCTCGCAGACGCCGAAGATTTCGCCCAGAGTTTTATCGGTGGCGCCGAGCAAGCAGATCTTATAAGCCTGCTCGGTATATTCGTCCCGGTACTTCGTTGGCCTGCCTTCGGGGCGCGGCGCATCGTCCGTGCTGTCACTCATGCCCGCGCGCCTCTCGAACCCGGGCCAGATACTCGCGCCGGATCTCGGCGCGGGCTTCGGCGGTCTCCAGGGCCAGGGATGCGCCACCGCAGCCTTGGCAGGTGTTGCGGATCTTGGGGTCATAGATGCATAGCATTGGGTCGCCACATTCAATGCAATGCACGACGCGCTTACGGTCCAGGTAGGTCATGCTGCTGCGATACGCCGCCAGTGATCGGCGTGCTGGAAGAGGGTTTCTGCGTTGTGGTCGCCGGCGCGCTGGGCGTCCTCGGCGAGGGTCAGGTACTTGTCGGCGATCTGGTCAGCGGATCCGCGAATGGTCTTTCCTGCGGGGCCGGTGCTGGTCATCATGTACCTGGTTTGAATCTGGCGCGCCGCTCGGTTTGTCATGGATATGTTGATTCCTGGGGTCTAGGCCCGCAGGACTGAATGCAATGGCCGAGCTGACGCAAAAAACTGGCCGAAGCCAGCGAAGTAAACAGGGAGGTCGGGAGGAAAATGGGTAACAAAAAAGCCCCGCGGTGCGAGGCTTGTGTCTGACGCACGAAGTGCATCATGAAGAAAACAATATACCGGAATAAAAGGCCGGTCAAGAAAGTTTTGCATCAACTCCCGTCGGATGGATAATCCGGAGGACGTCGATCACCTCCTGAATGCTTACGTCGTACCATTCTCCACGTATTTTGCAGTTAGAAAAATGGCTGTGGATCTCGCGTTCAACGGCACGGCTAGCGACCAGTCCGGTTTTCATCAGATAAAACAAATTAAGCTTGTTCGGGTTGGAAGACTGCAACTCTGACACGCGTTTGAGAGGGCTCCCCGAATAGCCGATCTTAAACGGACCATCCTGCGACGCGCCAATGATATAAACAAATCCTGGATCGTAGTTCTTGTACTCGCCTATGACGTCACCCCAGCCGGCGTGGATGCAGTATTCGTTGAGGCCGAAGAGAAGGTGCCGCCCTGCTAGCTTATGGTCGGATAGGCGCGCCCTGACAGCGGCCTGACGCAGCCCAATACCCTCGAGAACCACGGCGTTAACAACCTTGAGGGCCAATGGGGCGTCCGACTTCAGGCGGCTGGACCAGGTCGTGTACCTGGGCACCAGCTTCATGGCCCGGTCCTCGACGGCGTCGCGCAAGGACGCGCCAGACACGCCACCATAGGCGCGCATGTTAGAAACTGAGGCGAGCTCGCCAGCCAGATAGCGGAAGCTGAATTCGATCTCGACGCAGGCATCCTGCATCTGGTTCGGCAACAAACGCTCGATCTCGGCGTTGACTTGGCGCATCATGAACGCTGACGCTTGGCGCTCGCCTGTGACCTTGCGGAGAACCGGGACCGGGGCTTTCTCCTCGGCCGTCATCTCTTCGCCTTGCATTTTATCCAAAATGGCTTTGAAAGCGGCGAGGCCGCGGCGGCAATGCTGATAGCGCTCTGAGTTACACAGGCCGAAGACATCGCCCCTTACAAGCCTGTCGAGAACGGCGCTTTGATAATGTTCTTTGGTGGTCAGCGCCCAGACTTCGTATGCGCGGCGCAAGTCGTGGTTGCTGAAGATGGATGGGGTCTTGTGGTCGGTCAGAGTATGGGTTAATGACGATCGCTGTTTTTCATCGCCCGTGTATATGCGGTATGCTGAATGAAAAGTCCTGGCAACATGCTCGTTTTGAGTATTTTTATTTGGGTTTTTATCTTTTAGTTTTTTGTTCCGCGGCTTAGCCTTCCGCGCTGCGATGATTTCTGCACAGCCGTCAACGGCAACAGTGTTGCCGCTCATACCTGATCCCAAGATTTGCCCCCAGTTTGCGATCCCCACACAGGATCGCTGTCAAACATTCTGTGCGAGAAGCGGGTAAAAAGCAACAATGTTGCTAAAATAAATGGAACCATAACCCTTGGTATAGTTTGCGGCTGCGTTTACCAGTTCTTAACCGGCTGGGGATTATCGTCCGTTATCGCCGCATCACGCGGCTTAAAACAACGGAGGAAACGATGAAAGCTGTATTGCCTGTGATGTGTTTTGTGATCGGTATCGGGGCCGGTTTTGTATCTGGCCAGTGGAAAGGCCAGGTGGATACGCTCAAGGCGCAGATCGAGGGACAGGCCCCCGGCGTCAGCCCGACTTACGTTGCCGAGGTCAGCGACGATGTCCTGGCGCGGTCGCGGGCGAAGATGGAGAAGCGATAAGCATTGATGCTTCGATGCGGGCTCCGCCACGGGAGCCACCCATGCCCACCATCGCCAGGCTTGCCTTCCTCACCGCCGCCATAGCGGCCCATGCGCCGTCCGCGCTCGCCCAGGGGCAGTGCACGCCGATCCGCTTCGCGCGCGGGGCCTCGTCGGCAACGGTGTCGGGGACAGCCACCAACATGGACGCCGGCGCCACCAGCGCCTGCTTTCTGCTCGAGACCGGTCCGGGGCAGACCGCACGGGTGCGCCTGACGCGGGGCGGACCCGACACCGCTTTCACGATCCCTGACGTCGTCGACAACCAGAGCGACTATCAGTTCAAAACCAAGGCGCGGACCTACACGATCAGCGTCTACCAGACCTTCCGGCGGACGCCGCCGGGACCGTTCACGCTGGAGGTGGCGGTGAGGTGAGAATGAAAATCACCCGCTCGGCTTCCTGCGTCATTAAAAGGGGATGATCGCACATTTCGCAAACGGCGGAGAGATTAATGTTCGAAAAACTATTATCATTTTTGCCAAAAATTCCGATGCTGGTGCAGGATATGGTGTCACTCGTATCCTCACCCAGAAAGCACCTATGCGCGCAGATGAGTTTGGAGGGAGATAAGTGGTCGGGCTGTCTGGCTGTATTAACATTGGCGCTTTCGGCTTCGTATTTGTTTAATCCATCTCAAACTGGACGAGATTTTGACGAGTTTGCAAAATACCTGGTGGCTGGATTTTTCATGTCGGCATTATTCGCGGTTCTTGTCTCTCTTTCGTGGTTAATTGTTGGCAAGCGCTTACCATTAGAACTCTCAATAATTTGGTCGCTTTATTTCTTTGCGGGCGTAACGGTTTTAACAATTCCACTGTATGCTGTTCAACCATTCATAGACGCAATGATAAAATCGGTGGCGGAGCATAACTCCGGGGATCTACGAAATTCGCTTTCAATGCAAATAGTCACAACCTTCCCCGGTGCAAAGAACGAGGCTTGGGAAATGCGAGTTCCGCTCTCCGGAGCCTTCCCATCGTTCTGGTATAATGCTTGGCAAGTCTTTAATTTTGCAATGGTTGCTTTGATGACGGTTTGGGGAGTTAAGGCGTGGCGTGCAATGAGGGATTTGTTAAAATCAACGATAGCGCAGAGTGTGGCCGCCTTCGTTTTGGCGTACGTGACCACTATTGCCTGCTTTGCTGGCTTAATGGCTACGATGGTCGCGGCATATCCTATTAAACTTATCGTTCGTGTGCCACCATTTGACCATGGATCATTCGCTAAATATTGGTGGGGCTCAGTGTTCGTAAATTTTTGAACGTTGTGAAACCACACGCCAGCGGCCGCCTTGCCAGCCCGGCCGACATTTTGCAAACGCCCGTACGGTCTCGACGTCACCGTCGATGACGCTTCATGGTCTGGGGCGCGGAGCGGTTAGGATTGCTGCAGCGCCGGAGCGGCGATTGCAGCCGCGCCGCGAAGGCAGGACCGCCGTCGAAGGATGCGATCCAGCGGGTCTCGGCCGGCCTCCCAGGCGTCATGGGCTGAGCGATAGGCATAGGGCGAAGCCTGGTGGGGCTGATCGTCACCCTCGGCACGGATTTCCCATCGCCAGAGGCGGGGTGGAAAAAGCTGCTGCTTCGCTTTGACGAAGGGCCTGGAGCGAAAGCCATCGTCGAGTGGCGTGCCTCTTTTTCCAATTACGGTCATGACGTTTCCCTTGGTCGCTCGACCGACCATAGCTGTCCGGCCGGCGGTGTCACGACGGTCAGGGACACAATCGCAACTTGCTGATCGGAAGTCGTTACAGAGCATTGATGACGGTTCATTCAATTCAGGCAATGCTAGGAAAATGATCGTCGAGTATCCGCGCCAACTGGCTTCCCGGGACCATATGAACGCTCACCAGGGAGGTTCGTCATGACTGCTGCCAAGCACCTGCTTGTTCTCTGTGCGGTGCTTTCGCTTGCCGCCTGCGCGTCGGGTCCACCAACAGGACCGGGCATCCTCTCGCTGCCACCTGACGGGAAGGATCTCGCCCAGTTCCGCAGTGAGGACGCCGCCTGCCGCGCCTATGCCGCGGGACAAATCGGCTATGGCCTCCCTGCCGCAGGAACGGCGCCGGCCGTCGTTGATCCGAAGCTCGGGCTGCAGCAGCGCTACGATATCGCCTATGCGCAGTGCATGAGCGCCAGCGGCAATCGCCTGCAGGCCTTTCCGGTCTCGCGGTACTACTCGCCCTATTATGGGCCATATGCCTACCCGGTCGGCTATTACGGTCCCTGGTTCGGGTCATCGATCAGCGTTGGGTATGTCGGCCGCATCGGAGGGCGGACGCACTTTCATCGCGGGATCGGACATGGGGGCGGGCGGAGGAGGTGAGTTAATGGGGTATACGCTGCGGCTATCGGTGAAGGTACAGGCTGAAGCTCCTATTCAGGGGCTGGATGCCGAGCCGTCAATCGTTGTCGATGGGATTACGGTTACGGTAAAAAAGGATTGGCCATGGTTAATCTTTGTCGCTCAGGGCTTTGAAAGCGAAGATGCGGCGGAGGACTTTGTCAAAAAGCTTAAGCTTGCTCTCTATTCTCTGGCTCTCAAATACCACATTGCTTTCAGGAGCGCGTTCTCCAAAAATAAGGTGCATTATCTCGATAGGCAACTAGATCCGTCAAATCGGCACGATGGACGAGCTGACGCAGACGGCTACTGCATCTACCCAAACGATAAGAAAATCTCTTTTTGGATATTAAATCCCGGCCGCGGCTCTGGAAGCACTGGTTGGTCTTTTGCGGAGGAAGCACTCCGTTCCGGTCTTGTAGCGGAGCCGCCAGCGATTGACGATAAGACAGCAACCGCGATTGAGCTTTATCTCGAGACGTTTCATGAGGCATCCAATCGGGCGCGATTTCTCACACTCATCATGGCACTGGAAATTATGGCACCGCGGCCAAAGCGCCACGATGCGCTGATTGCTGCGCTCGGTGGATTTAGGGAGAAGCTGGAGTTTATGAAGCAGGGCGCTACCGAGGTTGAGAGAAGAGAAGTTCAGGGTGTGCTCAGCCAAATTGGTTTCAGCGAAGAGCAGTCAATTAATCTGCGCATTCAACAGCTGATCCGAGACGAGGCGCCATTGGAACAGGATGCACGTGAAGCTCTCGCCCGAAAAATGAAAAAGGCCTACGATATCCGCAGCAAAATCATGCATCACGGTGGCAATGAGGAAGTCATGAATGTTTTCGATGACGTTCTTACAGCCGTGAAGCTCGTGCTTTCAGCGCGGCTGGGGCTTTCAAGTCCGATTTGATAATATCCTCCCCGGCGCATCGATCCGTTTGATCTCGATGTGAGAGCAACGCTGGCATTCATGCGTCAGGAAGACCGATCCGAACTCGACGCTTTCCCTTGCTACGGGCTGGTGCCAGCGCGACTCCCAGCGGGTCCAGCGGTGCCGCCGACGTATCGTGCAGAACAGTATCCGGATCGGACGGCATTCCTTTGCTTGGAACCGCTCGGCTTCGCGGCAAGCTTGACGGGCGAGGTGGCGGAGAGCGGTGATGGACAGAGGTGCGTCGGCGGTCATGGCGTCGTCCGCCTGTCCTGAATAAATCCGCACTGATTGCATTGCCTGCGCTGGAGGGGATAGCAAGCGTCCCACCAGCCCTGCTGCTGCCCGCCGTCCCACCATGCGGACCAGTCGTGGAAGCCGAGAATGCAGGACCAAGTCATGCTCACCCACCTCTGCGCATGGGCTTATCCAGTGGCAGGCACTTCGGCTTATCCACCAGAAAATCGAAGTCCTTCGGACGCTTCCTGCCAGCGCGTCTCGCCTTGATCGCTTTATCAGCCGCGCGCATGGCAGCGCGTGTCGGATGCGGGTTGCCGTCGAGGTCGGTCCAGCGAGTGTTGGGTTCGCGGTCTGCTTGCACGCGAAAGGCATCGCGCTCTGCATCGGTGAGGGTGACCGGTTGGAGTGGCTCGTCCAGGTATGCGCCCAAATTCGGATAGCGATTCCGCCCCGCCTTCACCTTGGCGAGGCGGTCGGCAAGATCGCGTCGACGCTCGGCTTGTGTCGCTTCGGTCTGGGCTTTGAGGGCAAGGTACATGTGCTCCTCGAAAGCGGCGAATGCCTCTCTGACGAGTTTTTCTTCACCACTGGCGACATACGAATGCCTGCCGATGGCGAGGTGCTTGTCGGTCTTGTTCCGGATCCTATCGATGGGAATGGCTGCACCCAAATCCCACTCATACTCCCCCGGATGCGCCCTGATATCCGCACAGAGATCTGCGATCGGCCCGGTCACGGGTTCGATGCGGACGGTCTTTGGCGGAACCGGTCTCGTTCCTCGCAATCGATCAAACAATCTCATTCCATTTCCTCCATGTGCGTTTTTGAAATAGTCCGTGATCTTCCCGAAAACTGCATGCCGTGTAATTTTTGATCCAGCCGGGTTGGACGAGTCGCGTGATGCCGAGACTGACGGTTGGCGCCGAGCGGAAGGCGCAGGGGTATACGTTGCGACGCAGTGATGAGCTGGAGTTCCAGCTGATCTGGGATCAGCGCAATGGCTGCGCCACGCTGTTCAGAGGCCGGTACGGCACGCCGAGGTCGCTGGCCGGCATCGTGGAGTTCGATGTCAGCGTCCCCGACAAGGTCAGGGCAGCCGAGCGCTGGGTGTTGGCCTGGCCGGATCGGCCTGAGGATTGAAGCTTCAGCATGACCATTGACGTGTTGGCCTCGACGCTCAACGCCGCGACGGCCATATTCGGATCGCTTTCCGCCATAGCCTGGGTGCGCTCGGCGAGATTTCAGGTACCAGCCCCGCCAAACGTCGGCCTCGGGGGCGTGCTTGGCGGCGATGTCTACGACGAGGATGCGTCTGGCCGGAGGTTCGACGTCCTGGAGACCCTCAAAGGTCAGTCGCGGTGGAACAGCTACGCTGCGTGGCTCGCGGCTGGTGCCGCGGCTTGTCAGGTCGCTGTCGCCGTACGGGGTTTCATCGATTCCTAACTTGCATGGCAACGCCGCGATGATAGCGGTGCAGGGATCCGATTCCTTGGCGAAGGATGGCGGCGGGCTCATGTCTCGCTTTGCTCTGTAGTCGCACTTCCCACCAACGCCTGCCAACTCACCGGAAACGCCTCGACCATCGCATCGCTGATCTGCTGCGCGACATCGCGCGTTTCCTTCTGGGCATGCGGATCCAGTCGCAGCTTGCACACCCGTGCCCACGCGGCGAGGCTGCCTGTCCAGTACCACTCGGTATAGGCGTTGATGGGCAGGACGATGCGGGCCAGTTCAGGGGCGACGCCAGTGCGCAAAAGATCATTGTAAACCGTGCGCGCTTGGGCCGAGAGGTGGTCGACCAGCCAAAGGCAGCTTTCCTGCGCCTCGTCGTCCAGCACACCGCCTGAGCCTTGCTTGATGGAAGCATCGGGGCGGGCGCGCCACTGGTCCGGCATCCAGAATTCCGGCTCGTCGTCGACATACCGCCGGCTAACCTCGTTCCAGACCAGACCGACCTGATGTTTGACGAGCTGGCGGGCGACGAAGATCGGCGCCTTGACATGGAACTGCGCCTGGCAGTGACCGAAGCATGTCCAGTGGTTGTGCCGGGCGAGATAGCCGATCAACTTGGCGTCGGCATCACGTAGGGTCTGGTTGTCCGAAAACGGGTTATGCAGCCAGTCAGTCTCATCGTCTTCCCGCCATGAACTTTGCTTTGCGAAGCTGACCCGCGCCGCATTAACGACGGTCAGGTCTGTACCCATCTTGTCGATCAGAGTGGCTTTCATTCAGCCACCCCCGCAGCCTTCAGCCGCTCGATCTCGTCGTTGATGTAGAAGATCGCCTTACGGAGATCCTGGATCGTCTTGGCTTCGTCCTTGAGCCCGGCGCGCCAGAGATACTTGATCGCGTTCCCGACGTTGAAACTGCGGTGGCGGACGACGGTAATGCACTCGATGCCGCTGGGATCGCTGGTATAATGCTTTGGATGATTGACCTCATCCTGGATAGTCTCAGGCACAGTCTCCTTCTTTCTCCGCCGCGGCGGTCCGGTTAATATTCGCGCTATCGGCCTTCACCGCACGCCGCCACTGCTTCTTCTTCTCCCTGAAATCCCCCGGCCGCTGGCTGGTCAGGTGCCACAGCCCGCACTCGTGACAGGCATAGGGCGTCCGCTTGCCGCCGAACCGGCTCGCCACGGCCTGGGCGGCTTTCTTGGCCTCGGCGCGGGTCGTGTAGGTGACCTTCTTGCAGGCGTTGATCATGCGGGCACCAAGTCGCGAAGGCGCTGCCAGACATGAACCCGGCGACGCGGCGGATGACGGTCGCAGGCGACGGTGTACCACTGACATCCTCTTGGCCCCAATGAGCCGAGTTTTCCCGAGTTCCGCATTATGCAGCCCTCTGGATGGTTCCTGCTTCATCGGCGTGGCAACCCACAGCCTCCACAGGCAGCAACGGACTGTCCGCCCGCCGTAAGATGTTAATCGCCGCGTTTATGTCGGCGTTGGCCTCATGGCCGCAGCTGGTGCAGCAGAACTTGGATTGGCTGACGCGGCTTGCCACATCGACCGCACCACAGGCGCTGCATGTCTGGCTGGTGTGGTGGGCTGGCACCTTGACCAGCGTTCCGCCTCTGTCTGCCAGTTTGTAAGCCAGCATGTCGCCGAACATGCCCCACCCCTGATCGAGGATAGAGCGGTTCATTCCGGCCTTCTGTCTGACACGCTTGCCGGGCTTGGTTTTCGTCCCTTTGGCAGAGCGTGTCATATTCCTGACCTCAAGCTTCTCCAATGCGACCAGGCCGTAGTTACTGGCTATGTCATGGGAGAGCTTGTGAAGGAAATCTTTGCGGCAGCGGGCAATGCGGGCGTGGATTTTAGCCACGCGCAAACGCTGTTTTGCCCGGTTCTTGCTGCCTTTTTTCTTGCGAGATAATCGGCGTTGTGCGCGGGCTAGAGCCTTCTGTGCCTTACGGCCAGGATTAGCGGCTTCGATGACTCTGCCATCTGATAGTGCCGCGAACAGGGCCACGCCACGGTCTATACCGACTGACGGCAGGTTGGAGTTTGCTGGCTCATGCGCTTCATATTCATACTGCGCCGAGACGAACCACTGGCCTGCCTTATGCGAGATGGTGATATTCTTCACTGTGCCGGGGATGCGCTTGTCCCAGCGCAGGCGAACCCAACCGAGCTTAGGTATTTTCACCTTGCCGACATGGCGGGAAAGGCGGCAGAAGGAAAGCGTTTCTGAATCAGTAAAGCGCATTGAATCATGGACACCACGTTTACGCGGCGTAGGCGCTTTTGCTCGCCCTGACCACCAGTTTTGATATGCCCGATCCAGATCTCTAATAGCCTGATGAAGAGGTTGGGCGGGCGCAGATCTGATCCAGTCAAAATCTGCGCGAAGCGCCGTTATGTCTCGGCTTTGACTTGCAATGTTGAAAGAGCGGCCAGGTCGAAAAAATGTCTTTCGCTGCTCAAGCGCCAGGTTGTAGGCAAGCCGCGTGCAGCCAATCCATTGCGTCAGAGTTCGCGCTTGTTCAGCGGTTGGACACAGACGGTAGACGTGCGCCTTACGTTTTAGCAATTGGCACGCTTTCTGGGCCAGTTGGAACAACAATAATCGTCCCTGACGAGGTCTGATAGGCGTGGCACGGCATTTTGCCATCTCGAAACCAGCGCCAAGCCGTCGTGTACGATATTCCTTGTTGTCTCGCCCAAACTGAAAGCTTCATATGCTTATACATGCATAAATGTGACTACATTTGCAAAAGGAACATCTTCCTTTGCAGGTCGGACGCGATACCGATCATCGCTGCACCCGTCAGAAAGAACCGCGCCACCCCCGCAGGCCCTGCATCTGGAAAGTGGTCCACGATCGGCTGGAAAACGCGGTCGAGCAGGAAGTCGTCGATGCGGCGGATGAGGATCATGCGGGCACCTCGAACAGCGCACCCGCTGACAGGTCTGGCTCGGCGATCTTCCTCACCTGAGTTGGCCGCTCTAGGCGATAGTCGACGCGCACAGGCGCACCCCAAACGTCATCGCGCCGACCGCGGTATCCCTTCAAATATTCCGTCACCCGCGCTTCGAACTCGATGGCGTCGCCTGGCTGCAGGCCTTCCGACCAATTGCCGGCGGTGAACCAGAGATGCTCGGTCAGGACAGCGCCGGTCATGGGGTCAGTGACGTCACGTAGCAGCAGCGTTGTCAGCGGCGGGCCACGGAAGGCGTTCTTGGTCCCGAAGCGCTCGATGATGGCGCGGCAGCGGAAGCGTCGGCCGTTCAGGTTTTCCAGAACGTGACGGGTCATGCCTCGTCCCGCGCGCGCATGGCTCTAAAAACTGTCGGATCAGGCAGCAGGGCGCTGACCTGGGACCAGGCCGAGGCCGGGCAATCGGCATAGACGGTGTGCACGGGATAGCCCATGGCGGCCATGTGGGCGTGGACGTCGCGCTGGGCGGTGGAGAGCCGGCCGTCAGCGGTCTTCAGCTCGATCCAGATCGGGCAGACGGGCACGGCGAAGCAGAGATCGGGCCAGCCCGGCTGCATGCCCGTCGCCTTGGCCATCGAGGCCGAGGTGCTGGATTTGTGCGCGCCGTTCTGATCGCCATGGACCAGGTAGCCGGCGCGGCGGGCTTCTTGAATACAGAAAGCCTGCAGCTGCCATTCGTGCCAGGGGTTGTCGACAGCAGCGGGATCTCTGCCGAGGAAAAGGGTCATGCCAGCCGCCAGACCCGGACCATGCCGTTGGGTTGTTTGCGGGTGCGCACCTGCAGCCCGGCCTTCTTGGCATTGCTGATCGCCTTCGAGCGGAGACGGGGCTCGATTTCAAAACTGGCTCCGGGTCCCAGGGAAACAAGGAAATCGATGTAACCCGAGGCAAAAGCGATCCGGGGAACTGGAGGAGGTATGTCGTATCGAACTTCAAACACAAAGGCACCAGGTAAACTAAAATACGCGGTAAATGTATTTTAAAAGAACCAAGGCATCAAGGAAAAAAGGCAAACCGCAATCCGCAGACCAAAATCGGGCCCGCTATGTGGCTACAACCCCGCGGAAATCTGCCAAAAAACGAGAAAAACGCAAAACCGCAGCTTCCTATACACACCCAGGCCCATATAGACCCTTTCCCATAAGTCTAAATTCAGGGTAAGTCATATGCGGATTGTGCGGATTTAGATTCTGACCCAGTCTTACACCTTATATCATATCAATATATATCTTAAATATCAATAAGATAGAGCCGCTCTATGGAAAATAAACACCGAAAAGCAAACCACAGAAAACTCTGCGGTTTGCTCGTGGTTTGTGTGGTTTTCTTTATGGTAAACCCCAATTTGACGGAATAAGCGAATAATGTTGCGTTTCCCTTTAACCCGATTTTTCCCTCTTTCCATGGTTTCCTTGTTTCAGCACAATCCCGTTCCAGCGGATGGGTTGAGCATCTGATTCTGTTTTTCACACCAAACCCTTTGGTGCGCGTTTCCGTCCGCTCAACCCGGATGGGAGCGCGCGCCAAAGGGTTTTTCATTCCGGAATGTCTACCGAGCGAATAGCGATTGAGTATGGGCAACGAGGGTGGGCGGTCTTCCCGGTCGAGCCGCGCTCGAAGGTGCCGGCCTGCGAACACGGGCTCCATGACGCCCGCAAGGATGCGGCGTCGATCCTGGCGCTGTGGCGCACCCGGACCAACCTGAACCTCGGCATCGCCACCGGCGCGGCGTCCGGCTTCTGGGTGCTGGACGTCGATGGCGATGACGGGATGGCGTCCCTCGCCGGATTGGAACGGCAGCACGGCAAGCTGCCGGCGACCCTGACCAGCATCACGGGGAAGGGGAAACACCTCCTGTTCCGCATGCCGGCGACAGGGCGGGTCCGGTCCCGGGCCTCCAAGATCGGCCGCAACCTCGATACCAGGGGGGACGGCGGCTACATCGTCGCGCCGCCATCGATCCACGCCAGCGGCACGCCCTACCGCTGGGAGGCCATGCACGCGCCCATAAGCCACGCCCCGGCCTGGCTCATGGATATCGTTATGGCGGAGCCCGTCCGGCCGCCGCAGGACCATCTGAGCGCGTGCAATGTCGAGGCGCCCGATGCGGACTGGTCCGTCAACGATGTCCTGACCATGCTGGAATGCATCCCGCCGGACTGTTCGCACGACGACTGGCTCGCGGTCGGCATGGCGCTGAACGACGCGGGCTGGCCCCTTTCGATCTGGGACAACTGGTCGCGCGGCGGGACCAAATACCAGCAGGGCGAGACGGCCAGGCGCTGGCAATCCTTCCGCGTCGGCGCCGGCATCTCCTTCGGCTCCCTGGTCCATATGGCGCAAAGCTGGGGCTGGAAGCCGGCGGACCAACCGAGCCAACCGCTCGACCTCTCCAACATCGATGGCATCGATTTCCGGGAATTCGCGGCGACGCTGGGCCGCGGACGGGCAGTGCAGGCGCCGGCGCCCCTGCCCGAGGTGAATGCCGCCCCGGCGATCTCCGGCCTGATCGGCGACACCCTGCAATGGATCAACAGCACGGCCTTCAAGGTGCAGCCCGAGCTGACGACGATGAACATCGTCGCCGCGCTGGGGGCGGTCTTCGGCCGCCGCTATGCCCTGCAGAAGCTCGGCACCCGCACCAACATCTACATGGTCGGCATCGCCGAATCAGGCCAGGGCAAGGACAACAGCCGCAAGCGGGTCAAGAAGCTGATGACGATGGCGGGGCTTGGCCAGTTCTCCGGGCCGGACGAGGTCCGGTCGGGCCCCGGCCTGATGATGGAGCTCAAGCAGAAGCCCTCCATCCTCGCCAACATCGACGAGATCGGGCTGTTCATGCGCGCGCTGTTCGATCCCAAGGCGCCTGGGTATCAGCGCGAGATATCGTCCATCTTCACCAAGCTCTATTCGAGCTCGGACTCCGAATATATCGGCGGCCTGCTCGCCGGGAAGCCGGACGACCGCATGACGCTGATCGAGCCCAACCTCTGCATCTACGGCACCACGACGATGGGCAGCTACGCCGAGGCGATGCGGAAGTCGGCGATCGCGTCGGGCGAGCTCAATCGCTTCGTCGTCCTGAAGTCCGCCACCGATTTTCCGGAACCGAACTTCGAGGCCAACAGCGTCGACCCGCCGGAGCACCTGGTCACCCGCTGGGCGCAGTTCGCGCCGGAGGGGTCCTTCGCCAGGGGGCCGGACATCATCGTGCCCGAGAAGGTCACCGTCCTACTCGGCGACATGGCGGAGGAGGTCAACCAGCTCTACCGCGTCCAGGACGAGATGATCAAAACGCACCAGGCGAGCGGCATGGGGGCGCTCTGGGTCCGTTACCGGGAAAACGTGCTGAAGGTCGCCATGATCTTCTCGATTGCCCGCGATCACAAGCGGCCGGTTCTGACCGGCGCCGACATCGAGACCGGGAAGTCGATGGTCGGCGCGAGCATCCGCTTCATGATGAAGTTCGCCACCGAGAACATGTACGACAGCGACTTCGAGAAGACCTGCTCTCAGTTCATGCAGATCCTGGTCAGCGCCGGCAGCATGACCCGCAGCCAGATGAACCATCGCCTGCGCATGAAGCCGAGGGATCTCGATACCGTCGAATCGACGCTGCACGAGATCGGCCGGATCGACATCAATCGGGATGGCAAGACGAAGATATACAGGGTGATTGAGGGCTAGGCTGGCTGGGCTGAGGGCCGCGATCTGCCACCTGGCGGACACACGGGAGCCGCCGGTGCGGCCGCAAAGGTAGCGATTATGGCCTTCCTTCTGGACCGGTCAGGCCCAACCGAGTTCCTTTACGGCTGAAGCCGGGTTCCAGATCTTCGTCATGTGGCGTATTTCGTAAACCAAAAGGCTGCGCAGGGCCGGACTTACGGCTTTAGGGTTCTCTCTGCCGTCGAATTCACGCCAACCTAAAACGGGCATGGCGCTAATATATTCACCTTGACATAGTAATTCAGGCAGACGACCTCAAGAAAGGTTTGCCACTGTTCGGCATCAAGCTTCGCCAAATCAGTTTGCCCGATCGATTCCAGATATTCACCGACCATAGCCCCGGCAAAGATCATGGCCTCTCGCTGATGCGGCTCGACGTCAGGGTTTGGCATCAGGGACCTCATATTCCTTGAGAGCCTTATCGATCAAAAGGCGGACGAATTCGGCCTTGCTCCTGAGCGGGCTTCTGGCTTTTGCACGATCGATCCGCGCCATTTCTGCCTTCGCAATCGGTATATGAAGAAAGCACATTTGAATTTTTGACATGGTGTGAATTTGTACCGCTTTTGTTATTGACACGCAACATAATGAATTATAGCCTCGGCATATTCAATACAAACTTTAAGGACGCACATATGGAAGCTGTATTAAAACCGAGGGAAGTTAATTCCCTGTCTGCTCTGGCCGACCGCCTCGACGCCATCAAGGTCGAGAAGGCTCAACTGGCGAACGAAGAAAAAGCCATCGAAGCCGAAATTCTTGGCCGCTACGAATCGGACATCGCCGATCTATACAAAACCAAGGGCGACGCTTTCGGCGCGGTCAATCTGACGGAAGATGACCTGACGTTGTCGGTCACTGTCCCGAAGAAAGTGGAATGGGATCAGGACAAGCTGGCTGCGATCCATGCCGATATCCGCGCGAATGGCGCTGATCCAGCTGAGTATATGACCGTCGAGTACGGCGTGCCGGAATCAAAATACAAGGCATGGCCGGTGGCGATCTGTCAGCAATTCGAGCCTGCCCGCACCGTGACGCCTGGCAGGGCAAATCTGGTGATCAAGCGGAAGGGAGGCGAATAACATGGCCCTTTCGCTTGAGATCGAAAAACCCCTGCCGCCACGGATCCTGATTTATGGTCCCGAGGGTGTCGGCAAGACGCGCTTCGGCGCCATGGCCGACCGGCCCATCTTCATTCAGACCGAGAAGGGCCTGACCGGCCAGGCCGGGGTGCAGAAGTTCCCCCTGGCCAAGACCTTTCAGGAGGTCATGGCTTATCTGGGCGAGCTGGCGACGCAGGATCATGACCGGCATACGCTTGTCGTCGATTCAGTCGACTGGCTGGAACCGCTGATCTGGGCCCAGGTCTGCAAGGAAAACGCCGTCAACACCATCGAGAAAGCCGGCGGCGGGTACGGCAAGGGCTACAGCATGGCGCTCGATCTCTGGCGCGAATACCTGACCGCGCTGGATTACCTGAACGACCAGAAAGAGATGACGATCATTCAGATCGCGCATGCTCAGGTCAAACGATACGAGAACCCCGAAACTGAAGCCTACGACCGTGTCGGCATCAAGCTGCAGGAAGGCAAGAATGTCAGCGCGGCCGGACTGCTGCTGGAATATGCCGACATCGTCCTGTACGCCAATTACTACGTGGCGGTGACCAAGGACAGCACCGGCGGGTTCAACAAGGACCGGAAGCGGGCGGTCGGGTCTGGGGAGCGCCTGCTCTACACCCAGGAGCGCCCCGCGTTCCGCGCTAAGTCACGTTTCGCTCTGCCCGCCGAAATACCTTTCGATTACGAGGGGTCGTTCTGGGGCGTCATAGCCGGAGCGATCCCCTATTTCAATCAGGGGCAACCGAATTCGCTTGAAAAAGTGGATAATACCTAAATCAAACATCTAACATTGAAGGACGCAAGAATATGGTTCAATTCGCATCGCCTATTAACGCCAACGACATCCCGGAACGCTCGGATTACACCCCCGTCCCGCCTGCCACCTACACGGCCATGATTACGGCCAGCGAGGAAAAGCAGAACGGTCCCAACTCAAAGGACCCGACCGGCTCGCAGGTCGTGCTGACGGTCGAGATCGTCGACGGCGAATACACAGGCCGCAAGATCTTCGAGCGGCTCAACCTCAACAATGCCAGCGAGGACGCCCGCAAGATCGCATTCGAGACGCTGGGCGAGATCACCCGTGCGGTCGGCCGGACGACGGTCAGCCGGTCGGAAGACCTGCATGATCGCCGCATGCTGATCGATGTCACCGTCACGCCGGCCAAGGGTGACTACGGACCCGGCAACCGCATCAAGAAGTACAGGGCCTTGTCGAACACGCCCTCTGCGGCAGCGCCTGCGTCCGGGGCTGCCGCGGCTACGAGCGCTGCTCCCTGGGCAGCGGCACGGAAGTAGGGGTGTGGGGGAGCGGCCTTCGGGCCGCTCCTTTCCTGTCCGTTCGCCATGGTCGCATTGCCTGAGTATTTCGATCCGACGCTTGAAGCCATGCGACGCGCCTGCGAGGAACGCGCCGCTGCGGAACCCGCGCGCCGCTATATCGGCGCCAGCTCGATCGGCGATCCCTGCGCCCGCAAGATCTGGTACGGCTTTCATGGCTATCCGGCCGAACCCATCCCGTCGACCGGCCTGTTCGCCATCGAGGACGGTCACCGCTCCGAGGAGCTGATTGCGTCCCGCCTGCGCCTGGTGCCCGGCGTCGAACTCTGGACGCACAAGGATGACGGAACGCAGTGGGGCTTCGAGGACGGTGATTTCAAGGGGCACATAGACGGTGTCGTGCGCGGTTTAGTACAGCAGCCGGTCACGCCGTCGATTTGGGAAAACAAAGCAGTCAACGAACGCAAATTTAAGGAATTCCAAAAAGCGAAGGCGACGTTCGGCGAAAAGCTGGCGCTCAGGAACTTCGATGTGGTTTGGCATGCGCAGGCCCAGATCTACATGCGCTATTTCAGTTTGACGCGACACTATCTCACGGTCTGTACGCCGGGCGGGCGCGACGTCGACAGCTGCCGCACCGAGTGCGATCCAATCCTCGCCGAAGCGCTGGTTCAGAAAGCCCGCCGCATCGCCAGCGCGAAGGAGCCGCCCGAGAAAATCGGGAAGGCGGACTTCTATCTATGTCGCATGTGCCGCTTCAGAGGCTCCTGCCATGGAGCCTAGGCCGTACCAGAAAGCGGCGAATGAAGCCGTGATGACGCGGCTCTACGCCGGCGACAACAACCTGCTCGTCGTGATCCCGACCGGCTGCGGCAAATCCTATGTTATCGCCGATTTCTGCATGCGGTCCCTGCAGGCCTGGCCGGAGACACGGATCGTCATCGCCACGCACAGCCGCGACCTGGTGTCGCAGGACTATCTCGAGCTCATCAACTTATGGCCTGGCGCCCCCGCCGGCGTTTACAGCGCCGGGCTGAACAGGCGCGACCTCGATGCCAGCATCCTGTTTGTCGGCATCCAGTCCGTCTACAACAAGGCATTCGACATCCAGCGCTGCGATGTCCTGCTCATCGACGAGGCGCATACCGTAAGCCGGAATGCGCAGACCATGTGGGATCGCTTTATCGCCGACCTGCGCACGATCAATCCGCATATGCGGGTCATCGGACTGTCGGCCACGCCCTACCGCCTTGATTCCGGCAGCCTCGTCGAGGGCGACGATCGCCTGTTCGAGGATATCGCCTACGAGTACGGCATCCTGGACGCCATCCGGGAAAAGTACCTGTGCGAGGTGATCCCCAAGCACATGGAAACCAGGCTGGACGTGTCCGGTGTCCATAAGCGAGGAGGGGAGTTCATCGCCGGCGAGCTGGAGGCGGCTGTCAATGTCGACGAGGTCACCAGAACCGCCGTCGCCGAGATCGTGCAGTATGGCGCCAATCGCGGTACCTGGCTTTGCTTCTGCGCCGGGGTGGACCACAGCCATAAGGTCGCAGAAGCCATTCGCGCTCATGGGATCGAGTGCGCCGTGGTGACGGGGGAAACGCCGCCGGCGGAGCGCGACCAGATCCTGCGCGCGTTCAAGGACGGCAAGCTGCGCGCTGTCGCCAACCGGGACATCATGACGACAGGCACCAACGTTCCGCGCATCGACCTGATCGCGGGCTTGCGTCCGACCGCCAGCGCCGGGCTCTACGTCCAGATGCTGGGACGTGGCAGCAGGACGTTTCCTGGGAAGGAAAACTGCCTCTACCTCGATCACGCCAACAACGCCGGCAGGTTCGGTCCCATCGACCAGATCAAGCCCCGCAGGCCTGGCAAGGGCGGCGGCGAGGCGCCTGTCCGGGTCTGCGACCACTGCCACGCCGTCTGTCATGCCGGAGCGAGATCCTGCCCGGATTGCGGGCGGGACTTCCCGCCGCCGGAGATCAGGATCGCGGCCCAGTCTTACAGCAACCCGATCCTGAGCACGCAGATCGCCCCGGAATGGCTCGACGTGATCGGCATGACGCAGATGCGGCATGAGAAAGCGGGCAGGCCGCCGAGCTTGAAAATCTCGTACCACACCCTGAACGGCAAGATGATCAGCCGGTGGCTCTGCTTCGAGCATGGCGGCTTCGCCCGCCAGAAGGCCGTCGAATGGCACAAGGGACGGATGCCGCGGCTTCCCCCGGACACTGTCGATGAGGCTCTCAACATGCCCTACCCGCAGCCCAGCCGGATTCTCGTGCGGAAGGAAGGCGAGCATCTCCGCATCCTCAAGGAGGATTATACGCCGGCAGCGGTCGAGCCTGATGTGAAGGCTGCGGCGCCAAGCAATCCGGGAGCGGAGTGGGGCGTGTTTATCGACGAGGATATAATCCCCTTCTAATCCGTTCTAACTGTACAGTCTGACATCGCAATGGTAATATTATCTCCTTGCAGAAGGAGATAATATGAAATGTTGTGCCCGGTGTCGTTTAACTAAGGCTCTGTCGGAATATTATAAGCACAATAAGATGGCAGATGGGTACCTGAACATCTGCAAGGAATGTACAAAAAAGAGAGTGGCAAAGCATAGGCTTGAAAATATTGATGAGATACGAGCTTATGATAGGATCAGGGCCGATTTGCCACACCGTCAAGGCGCGCGACGGCGGGTTAAGGATCAACGACGAAAGAATGCGGTTAAGCGTCAAGCTAATCGTCAGCATAAAAAAGAATGGGTTGGTCGAAATCGCGTGAAAAACGCTTGCCATTTTATTGTATGGCAAGCCATGAAATATGGAATGCTTGTTCCTTGTGATTGTGAGCGGTGCGGATTGACCCATAGCCAAGGCGTGCAAGCCCATCATGAAAATTATATGAAGCCGTTAGATGTGGTGTGGTTGTGTTCGACTTGCCATGGCAGGCGACATAAGGAAATTAATCAGATGCGTCGAGTGGCTGGATTGAGCAGAAACTGGATAGATGCGGCATCCTAATAGCGGTGTACCGATTGTGCGGCCATCAATCAACTGATTGTCCATCACTTATGCCAAGGACCTCCCGCCACTTAGCAGTTAGTCAGCCAGCGTCCCCATACCCCACCTTCACACTGACCACGCCCGCCCGCTTACACAGCGCCGCATACCGTGCCTCGAGCTCGACCTTGGTGCTGCAGGTCACCGTGTCGGTGCGTGGCGAGCCGTCGGGGTTGGGTTCGCGGTAGGTGATGGTGATCTGGAAGGTCATGCCGCGTCGCTGAATTTGTCGACCTCATTGCCCCAGACCGCCCATCCTGGCCGCTGCTGCCTTGCGAACAGCTCAAGGTATGGCCCCTCGAACAAGCCCTCGATCAGGGGGATCATCTCATCCGGCTTCCGGCTATGCTCGCGCCGGATCGTGCTGGCGGAGACGCCTAGATGGCGAAGGTCATCGGGAAGGTCGCCAGTGAAAAGCACGTTCCTAGTGCTGCGGTTCTTAATCTTCGGGCTGCCATGTGTGCCGATCAGGAACAGCTCGGACGCCGACCGCAGGACGTAGCCAGTGCCGAAGGCTTCCACGCCCGTACTGGTCAGCTTGTTCCATGGGCCGCCGGTGCAGTAGCTGAAGCCCCAGCAGGCCATGAGATCGATTGCCTGGGGCAACATCGGGAAGGTCGCCCACATGATGCAGACCGCATCGGGCGCCGTCGCCCAGACGACCTGGTCCCGCATCGCCTTGAGGGCCTGGAGGTCCATGCAGCCGTAGTGGGCTTGCGGCGACTTGTCTTCCCCCCGATCGGATCGCAGTTCGAAGCGCCAGGGCGGGTCAGCGTACAGCACGCCGTATTGGCCTGGAGGGAAGAGGGGCATCACACCAGCTGCAGGTTCGAGGCCGCGTTCTTGCCGTTCCTGATCTCCTCCTCGAACTGGACACGCTGGCCCTCATTGAGAGTTGGCAAGCGGGATTTTTCGACGGCTGTTATGTGGACGAAGACGTCCTTGCCGCCGGCGTCAGGTTCGATGAAGCCGTACCCCTTGGTGTGATTGAACCATTTGACGGTGCCGGTGAGTGGTCGTGCTTGCATAAGTTCTCCTTGGTTTACTCGATGACGGCGGGAACCGTCATCTGGCAAGCCAATTAAAGAGCCTTGCGCTTGAACCAGTCGATTTTCGCGGCTGCCATTCGATCCTGCGCTCGCTCACTCGGGCGCTTGCGCTTAAACCCTTTGCGCGGATGAAGATAATATTCTTCCGCAGGACCTGCCATCTTCTGTCGGTTGTTGCGACGGTTTTTCATAGCCATGTTCAAACCGCCGCCTGCGCTTTTGTTCCTGTCAAATAGATAGCCTCTTTCAAAAGGTAGCCCTCAAGCTTCCATATCTGATTGAAGGCGTTGTCATAGGCGATCTTCTCGCCAAGCTCCTTGTTGAAGTTTTCGGGTGCCGCGCAGGCAGATTCGCCTGTCACGGTAAAGCCGTTCCGCAGTGTCAGGATGCACAAGGTCAGCAAGGTGCCCTCGGGCTGGATGAATTTTGTCTCGATAATGATGGCACCGATGCGCTCTTTAGTGACGCGCTCGGCTGGGCTGTTCAAAAGTGCGACGTCGCGCTCCTGATCCGTGATCATTCTCTTCTCCTCTTTTTATTGGGCCTGAAGGCCGAAGGCACCTGCCTTCCTTGTGGCCCCGGCTGAGCAGGGCCACTGGGAAATCAGGCCTTCTTCTTCGCCTTCGCCAGCGCCTTTTTCGCGGCCGTCTTCACCGGCTTCGCCGCGGCCTTCTTCGCAGGAGCCTTCGCCTTTGCAGCAGCAGCCTTGCTTGCAACAGGCGTCTTGCTTTTGGTCTGGTTTTTTGTGGCGGGTTTCGTCGTTTTCGCTTTTGGCTGTGCAGCCATGGTCGTCTCTCCTCTTTGTTGTTGGGCCTGTCGGCCTTGAGGCGCCTGCCTCACCGCTATCCGTACCCGCCGGACAACGGTCAATCAGGCTTGCCTTGATAGATCAACACCGCGCCCTTCTTCACCCGACCCTTGGTGCGCTTCTCGATCATCTCCCGGTCAGCGGGACGCGGCTCGATGCCGTTGCACCAACGCTGAACATTCTGTGGCGATGTTTTGAGGCGGGCGGCAAGCTCAGAATAGTTTAAGCCCTCATCAACTCGGTATTGCTCTAACGCATTCATGCTGTCGGTAAGCTATCACATTTTAAGATAAAGGGAATAAGCAAGATTATTGCTTATAAAGCGTATGTACACTATCACATTTTATGTGTAAATGATAATGCGAGCTTATTTCAGGGAGAAAAGAATGAAAGACAACACAAGCGTTTCCAGTCAGGCTGAAAACGGAGTGCCATATCAGACTATTCCGGAAGCCGTGGTTTGGGTTTCTGCATTACTGGTGATCGGATCAGGCCTCGGCCTCGTCTGGTGCTTCGACCAGTTCCCGGCGCAGGCATTGCTGACCAGCGCCTCGATCAGCATGGGCGGCGCCGGCGTAACCCTCTTCAGCTGGTGGGAGCGCAATCAATGAGCGCGCGCATCCGCATCCATGGAAAGCCGCCTGCAGTGGACATGCAGTACGATCTCGATCGCCGTGTCGATGGTGTGAGCAACATCGAGTTCAGGCCAATGATTTACGTCATGTGCGTCGATGGCATGGCCGTCCTCGACGACCCGCCGCCAGCGCGGCGATCCGGGGTCCCGACGCTGCGCCTGGTGCATGCCAACTCGAATGTCGACACGGTGACGGGGCGGGTCGATTGCGCCTCCGAAGGACGCATCTATGGCCGCTGAAGCCTGACCACGATTTGTCCAACCACTGCGTACCAAGATGATCGCCCTACGAGGCCAAAAACAAGAAAGGAAATCACATGCAGACGTGCGAGGCGTTCAATGCGTCCGTGCTGGATCGCGCAAAGCAGGAGCTGCGTCGCTTCCAGCGCAACATCGTCGTCCAGACCGCCGACGGCAGCGAGTACCCGGCCGAGTTCAAGGATCCCTACTTCGCCCACTACGCCGACACGCCGGACGATGGCGAGCGGATCGATGGCGTCATCGATTTCTGGATCGATGACCGGTTGCCGGCGGGGCCGAAGCTATGAAGGTCTCCGTTTATCACGACACCCACCCGACATTCGGCCTGGAAAAAAGCGAGGCGCCGATCGAGAAGGTGGCCGACCTTCATCTGGCCGATGCGACGCCTGTCGAGACCGCGCTGTCCCATGCTTTCAGGCTCACCAACCACGTCGACGAAGCATGGAACGATCCCGCGCACCATCCCGACTTTCTGATCCCCGCACCTGGACCGCAACGCTCCACCAGCGTCGGCGATATCGTCGTGGTCGACGCAAAGCGCGCCTTTGCCTGCGCCCGCGTCGGCTGGGTGGAGATTCCGTTCGATGTCATCTCTCGGCGCATGAAGGGGCCGCAGCCGTGAAATGCGAAATCCACCAGCGGCTACACCAGACCCTCAACGCCACTGCGCTCGGCCTGCTCAGGCCGGTGGCAGCCGCGCCGTCTGACGATGGTGAATTTGATGACGGTGAAACCTGAAAGGTAAAACGATGACGACCATCGCAAACGAATTCAACCACGATTCCAGTGCGGAAATGCGTCAGGCGGAACGGCGCCTAGCGAAGGCCCTCGGGCAGAGGTTTGCTGAGAACGCCAGAGCCGAGTGGCAGGGAATGCGGGAGCGCGATCCTGATGGAATGAGGTCGCAGACAGAAGATGATGAGGCGATCTTAATTGAGGAATGCCGCGAGATTTTTGTCGACTTGGTGAACGTGACGTCTTCGGTGGTTAAACAAGCCATTACCGATGATGGATCTACTGACTATCCGCTCGGGATGTCGTTTTTTTCAAAACACCGGGACACGCTGACGACGTGCTGGTTCGGCAGAATCCAGCAAGCGATTATCGATGTTGCGGAAAGCGGTCACATGCCGATGCATTGCCACGTCATGCTTGGGATCTTGGGTCTGGCGTATGAGGAGTATTATCGCCGTCCGCGCGCAGTGATGGTGGCGCCGAGGGCATGATAAACAATAGGGGCGGCCCCGGCGACCGCATAGATGAGCCGATCCGCGACTTCTGGGTGGACGAACGTCTGCCTGCGGGGCCGGTGCTATGCGCCTGACGATTCTCCATGCCATGCGCCCGTCCTTCAACCTGTTTGGTCTGATGAAGCCGGTAGCAACACTGACGATCAACGATCTGTCTCTCCTCGATCTGGGCGACTGCCTGCACCTGACAGTGGACCGGACAACGGAAGCCGGTTGGGAGAATCACCCGACACCGATGTTCAAGCCGGAACCGGGACTGCACCGCGCGACTGGCGTGGGCGATGTCGTGGTGATCGACGATGAGGAGGCATGGCTGAACGCGGGACCGGCGTGGCGGAAGGTTAGTCCGGCACTGGTGCGGGTGTTGACATGCTGAAACACGCCCTCGCCTTTGCCCGCCGTAGCATCCCGGTTTTTCCGCTGGCGCCGCGCGGCAAGGTGCCCCTGACGGAACGCGGATTCTATGAAGCGTCACGCGATCCAGGCACTGTCCTCGCGTGGTGGCAGCGCTGGCCTGATGCCAATATCGGCATCCCGACTGGTCTGCCTTCCGGTATTTTCGTTGTCGATGTCGATGGCGATGCCGGTGAGGCATCGCTTCACGATCTCGAAGCCAGCTATGGGTCTTTGCCATCCACTGTTGAAGCCATCACGGGCGGCGGGGGCCGTCACCTCTTTTTCCGCTACCGCGCCGGGATCGGGAACCGAGTTAAATTCGTCCCTGGCCTCGATGTGCGCGGTGACGGCGGCTATGTCTGCGCTCCGCCATCGATTCATCCCTCCGGTCGCTCCTACGCATGGTCCGTCGACAGCGCGCCGGAAATTGCGCCTGCGCCGGATTGGCTGATCGAGCGCATCAGCGCGCCGAGGATCCGGATCGACTGGAACGCACCGCTCATGACGGTGCCGAACGGCGAGCGCAATTCGACCATCGCACGTATCGCCGGGAAGCTGTTGCGTCAGCCCTGGCTGGAGCGCGAGCTGGTTCTCAACCTCTGCCTCGCCTTCAACGATGCGCGCTGCGTGCCGCCGCTCAGCCATGCCGAAGTGAGACGGACGGTCGAGAATATCGCGCGGCGTGAGCAGGCGCGCCACAGGAAGCACGAGCCATCTTGAGGCCGGTGTCCCGCTGCTTGGTGACGCGGCGGGGTGCCTTAAAGTAAAAGGCCGCGTTCTTGTGCGTATGCTACCGGGTTTTTTGCACCTTTGCGCAAATTGCAATCTCTGCATAGTAGCTGGATATTGCTAATATCATTTGATCCGCCAAGAATTAATGGCATGATGTGATCAATGTGATATCCCGCAAAAAACTTTGTTTTGCAGTAAATGCATTTGTTTCCCTGCTTATGACGCAGATTGGCAATTTGCTTCGCTGTATATGATCCGCCAGCAGCGCGTTCTCGCTTACGCCTGTTCGCTTGCCGGGCTTGGTATGCTTCTTTGTTTTTTTCTCGCCAGCGTTTCGCTATGGCTCTGTATGTGGGCCGATTTCTATCTCTCACCCTCCGAACCATAGCTAGGTATTTTTCTTTGTTATTATCCCTGTATCTCTTAGCCGCAGCGTTATACTGCTCGCGCTTTTCGGCGTAGACACGTTTGCGTTTAGCTTTTGCTTCGGCGGACTGGTGGTGGTTTTTATTCGCCGTTGTCTGGCATACTTTACAACGGTTGGTTTTGGTAGACCTTTGGCATATATGCCCCTGTGCGCAGGGCTGGCCTGTAAAGAACAGAGGTAAGTTGTTTTTCTCTGCCTCCTGCCGAGACACAAGGGGGCCGGAATGCATAACGACGCTTGGGAACTTAGGAGGATTTCGGGTCGGCAGACCGCCTTGTTTCTTTCTATAATAATCACTATTGCATTCAACGCACCCGTGATCCTTTGAATAGCGAGCTGCAATATGACCTTGCCTGCACGGAATGCCAGTAAAGTATTTGGTCAGACCTAGCTTTAAGGCATCTTCCTTAGTTGCAGGCAAATCGTGTAATGTAGTCTCAGGCACCAGCGCTCCATGACAGCGTTAGATGTTCAGGGTCGTTTGGCGGTGAGACGTCATTCGACCCGTTTTGATGCCATATTGTAAAGAATTTTCGTTCTTATTACAAACGTCATGAGCTCTAAAACCCGCTTTGTGGCTATACTGGCAGTTGGCTTTGATGATCCTCGCTTGCGATGCAGACTTTTCGTTCTCAAATATTCTTGAAGTCGCTTGGAAACTTTGCGCAAAGCCAGATTTTAGCTCCGCAAACTGCTCCAACAGATCGACGGCATTTTCTTTCTTTGGTCTGCGTGAAAGATTAGACGCAACATGGTCCCATATGGCGTCGTCATCGATAGGGTCGTTAATTCCCAAGGGGAGACGGTTTGAAATATCGAGCATCTCGGCCCCTTTCGATACAATAATCCATGACGCCAAGCGGTGGCGGCTCGCTGAAACATAGGCGCGAAACTGATTGACGTTTGATGTCCCGCTAGGAAAGCAGCTAATATGGTTGTCGGACGTCAGTCCTTGGGAAGACTCGACTGTTAAAACCGTGCCATATGCAAGCTTGACCCGTTCCCCGCCGTATTTCAGCGCATCCCACGATACAAAGCCTGTCTTGCCTTTATGGGTCGTTAGATCCAGCCCGGTCTTGTGAACCTTCGTCACGGTCAGGACCGACCCATTCACCCCTAACACAGCGCCTTTCGAGGAACGGGTGACGGCGAACAACCTCACACAATCCCCTTGGGCTATGGATAGCTCATGCTCGGATTCCTGATTGTCGGTCGCCTTTATGAGCGTTTCTTGATATGATATTTCCCCGGTTTCCTGTTTGAGTTTGCGGATCGCCCGACCGATATCCATCGCATCGGCATTCGTCGGGGTGGAAAGCGTAGCGTCCGGCATGGTCATGGCGAGTTGGGCAATGCGGGCGATGGCTTCCGCCCTGTCGCCTTCGACAAGTTCGGCAGTGCCGTCCTCGCGTTTGAGCTTGATCGCGTCTCCCGCCTTTCCGTCACGAAAGAGACCGGCGATTTTCTTCTCCCGCTCGGTCTTCTGGCGAATGTTGATTAGCAGCTGGGGGATGGCTTCTGGCATCGCGCGTTGCAGCAGGTCAATCACACTACCTGCCGCTATGCTTTGAGCTTGAAGGTGGTCCCCTATCGCCGCGATCTTGAAGCCGTAGCGTTGCTGGAGCCTCAAGAGCTTGAGTAGATGGACTGTCCCGATCTGGCTTAACTCGTCGATCACGATCACGGCGTTTCGGTCGATGGCGATCTTGCCTTTCTCAAGCCGATTGATGAGGGGATCGAGGGCGTAGGTCTCGTCCATCTCCATCCGGCGCGCGATCTTCCATGACAGGGCGGTGCCGATGACCTTCATCTTCCGCCGTCTCCATGCGGAAGTGAGGACCGACATCAGTGCGCTTTTCCCCGCGCCAGCCGAACCGATGGCGACCGCGAACTCTCCCCCGGTGCCGATCGCGTTCATGACCTCGCGCTGTGCCATGCCTTCAGGGGTCGTGAAATCGAGCCCGTCCGTGCATTGATCGATCTCCGCCACGGTGAGCGCGCGGGACAGGTCAGCAGCGCGGGCGCGGGTCCGGTCGATGACCTCCAGCTCCTGGCCGATATGGAGCGCGGTGGTGACCTTCACCCTGCCGTCCTGCTCGGTCCAGACCAGATCGGTCTGGGCGCCGTCCTGCTCGATGCCGTGCTGGACGAGCATCTTCGATACCGTTTTCAACTCCTCCAGCGCCTTGAGGCCCCATTTGATGGCGCCGCGCACGACCTGCAGCGTGACCTCGCTGCCGCTCAGAACCGCTTTGCGATCGAGGATGGACGACAGCAGGGGGAGGGCGGTCTGCCGCACCGCTTCGCGCCTGGTGTCGTCGTCCAGGCTGGCCTGTGGACCCTCGATCACCGTTTCATGGGCCCAGCCCAAGCCGGCGGCTTGCTCCTGCCAGGACTGGAAATCGGCGAGGTCGTCGGTCTTGGCCTTTCTCGACGCCTTGGCGCCGCCCTTGAGGAACTTGACCCGGTCGTCCTGCGACATCGCGTCCCAGTCGAGGCCGCGCCGCCCGGCTTCCTCCCGCGCCGCGCCTTCGGCATCGCGGGTCCGCTTGGAGAATTCGGCGCAGATTTCCTTCGGGATGGCGGGCAGGACGGCGTAACGCTTTTCGTCGCAGAGATCGACCCGCACCCCCATGGCGCGGAGATTGTCGGCCAGCAGGGCCTGATAAATCGCGCCGTAGAGATGGATGTTGGGCGCCAGCAAGCCCTGGTTGATCGACACGACCTTGCCGCTATCGGTCACCATGACATTCGGGATGATGTTGTGGCTGTGGACGTTCGGGTCGCCGGCCTGCCGCACGGTGTAAAGCTCGGTCCCCATGACGCCCGTGACCGGGTCGGGCCGGGTGATGGTGGCTGTCGGCCTGGCGGTGAAATGCTCGATGCTGATCCAGGCCAGCTTCGCCGGCTCCGTGGTCATCTGCCCATTGGCGCCGACGCGGCCATGCCCGATTTCGCGCTCGATGTGCCGGAGCACGGCGTCCCTGGCGTCGAGATGGCACTGCATCAGGGATGCGCGCTCGGCCTCCGTCTCGGCGAAGGCCCATGCTAGGCTGAACGACTTCGGCGCGGAGAAGCACAGATCCATCCCCGCCAGCTTGATCCGGTCCTCCTTCCCCTCTTGCTTGTATCGCCTGACCTTGCGTGATGATCCGGGCAGGTCTTTGCCGTCCGTCCTTCGACCGGAGAGGATCGCCGTGAGTTGCTTGTGGCTGACAACCTGACCGGGGGTGAGGCCCAGCACATCGGCAAGGGCAGGGTCCATGTCGAGGCGGGCGCGGGCGACCGAACTTCCCCCCGGTCCCTCCGGCTGGCCCGCGTAGTAGGCACCCAAGGCTTGATGTTTGTCGTCGAGCGTCTGTTCAAACAGATGATCGGTAAGCGCAACTGCCGCTGACAACGCCCCGGCTGCGATGTCGCGGAACGTCAACAC